ATTTTGAAATTTTCAAACAAATCTGTTTGAATCTTTACACTTGTTAAAGTTAGGTCTTTAGCCATAATTAAATAATTGTTTTATTGAATATTAATATACTTATATATTATAAATATATACTAAAGGTTAGAAAATAATTCCTTCTCCGCAATTATTCTTATCTTCTTTAAAGGGACAATACAAACAATTCCATTTACTTACAACTTTGGGATATTCTTCTTCCCTTATCTCCCCAGAAGTATTAAAACATTTTTTTATAAAGTTATTTAAAGCTTCTTTAGCCTTAGTTACTTTAATTTTCCCACTAGCAGGAACAAATGTTTGTACTCTGTAAGCTTGATGTGGGGATAAAATTTTCTCATCGTCCCAATCCATTACTTTCCGTTTAACAATAAAGAATTCTACTTCAATGCTGTCAATAGGGATATTGTATTGTTCTGAAAAGAAATGTTTGTATAGTATTAGTTGGAATTGTTTGTTTTCGTCCTTCTTTTCCTTATCTCTCCATCCACTAGTACTTGTTTTTATGTCGAGAATTTTAAAGGTATTAGTTGGTTCGTGGTACATCACAACATCCAAAAATCCATTGTATAATACGTTATTATACATTTTATTTGGCTGAATTACGATGGGTATTTCACAACCTACTAGATACCATCCTCTTCTAGAAAAGTACTTGTTTCGTTTTTTCTTTAACCAATTTAAAATTTCTACCCCATCATCAAAAAACTCTCTCATTTCTTCTGCTGAGGAAAAATGTTGTTTATTGTTTGATGTGTATTGAGCTTTATATTCTCCAACAAACTTTTCTTGGAATATCTCTATTAGATCTAGTCTATAAGCCTCAGCCCCACTACTAGAGTACATTACATCTAAATATTTTTGGATAGCCTCGTGCATTGCAGTGCCAAATACAGTATGAATAGAAGAAGTAAATGCTTTAATTCTATCCTTGTACTGCAGTTTCCATCTGTGGGGACAGTTGTTAAATATGGTTAGTTGAGAGAAAGAAATTCCTTTTTGGTAAGCATAATTCACAGGTGGTGGAGTAGCTTTTTGGATTTCTTTAACTATTTTAGGTAGTTTTTTGGGCAAAATCTTTTAGTTTTTCTATGTACAAAGTAGCATCCATTAGTTCTTCCTGAAGATGGTTTAACCAGTCTAGAAAATCTAGATCTTCTCTTTCTAAAGTAGTATTGTATTTCTTAATTCCAGTTTGTGAACGCTGTTCAAATTTTTCTTTTACAGACTGAACATATTTGTCCTGTCTATCTCTTTCTCTATCGTAGTAAGCAGTTATAGAATCGCTCATTAGATTACTTTCTTTTGTGGGATGAATGTTTTATTTAAAATCTCAATTCTCTCTTCAGCATCAATTAACATGCGAAGAGCATCTTCAGCATTTTTATAAAAATCTTCTGTGGAGTGATCTCCAATTCCTGCAGGATAGTTTGACAATAGATCTAGGGTTAGTTCAGCTTTAGCTTTATCTGCTAGGGCAGACGTCATAAGCATATTGTATAAAGGTGACATCATTTTAGTAATTTTTTAATTTCTTTTTCTTCTAAACCTTGTTTACTTAAAATACTTTGTACTTCTTTTTTGTCTAAAATTTTTAAATAGTCTTTTATTTCTCGAACAGAAACATTAAAGTGTTTTTTTAGCTGTAAAACTAGATCTTTATCAAATTCTTTACTGCTAGATTTAACGTACTTAGACCATTTGTTGTTTTTAGGAATATATTCTCTATAAATTGAATATATTTGTTTTTTATTGGATGGGGGTAATGATTGAACTTCATTTACTAATTCTATATAGTCTGGATTCATACTTAGGAATCGATGTACCATGTAAGAATTCCAAATATCCCAATCCTGATTGGTAAATGTATCAGGATGGGATTTTGTAGAATTGATTTCCTTTAACCAATCAAAAACGTTTTTCATTAAATACTTTCGTCTTTAAGTTCTTCACGCAATTCTTTAGGCAATGCTTCAGCAAAGATTTTGAATGTATGAGGATCATAAAATATGGGAATAGGTACAATTGCATCTTCAGGGGTACCTGCAAGAAATTTAGAGATTTTTCTTAGGATAAGTCCTTGTTGAAATACACTACCACCTTCAGAATTTTGGATTCCTGTGGTATTTTTTAGATCGAGGTTAAGTTGTGGTTGTTCCATTTTTTTATTTATTGTTTATTAGATTTTGTATTAAACTCATGACGTTAATTTCCTTATCAATACGAAAATTAGCTTTGTATTGATGATCATTTACTAGCATAGCTACTGTTCCTTCCTTATTAGGTAAATATTCAGAAGCTTTTTCGTATAATGCTCTAAACAATTCATCAAAATCTTCCACATTTGAATCCGCAATTGTTTGTCGAATGTTACTAAAATATGGTTTTGGTTTTTTTAATTCATCAATTACTTTATCTATGTAGTTAGAGGATACAAGTATTGATTTATCTATTCTAAGCCATTTATCGTCTTCACCTTTTACTTTATCATGTGCAATTGATAACTGAATAGTATTAAGACATTTACGTAGATCGGGATAGAATTGGTTTACAATAGTTTTTAGGTCTTCACGTTCAAATGAAACACCTTCTTTCTCCATAATCCCTGCAATGTGAGCTGCTACTTCACCTTTAGATGGTGGCACAATTTTAATTACCTGACATCTTGATTGTAGAGGATCTATAATACGCTCTACAAAGTTACAAGTCATTATAAAACGTGTAGTACGAGAAAATGTTTCAATTACATTGCGAAGTGAGGCTTGAGCGTTAATAGTTAAGAAATCTGCCTCATCCAATATAACCACTTTTAATGGTTTAAAAGAAGCAACACTTGCAAATCCTGATACTTTGTCTCGTATAGTTTCAATACCTCTTTCATCTGAAGCATTAATGTACAAATAATCACAATCAAGATTGCCAACAATTAATTTAGCTAAAGTGGTTTTACCACCACCTGCTTGACCATAAAATATAAGATTTTGAATATCGTTTTGCTCCAGATATTTAGAAATTGTGGATTTGAGATGCTCATTACCCACATAATTTTCTAGTTTAGAAGGACGATATTTTTCTACAAATAAACTATGTTCTTTAGTATTCGCCATAAATAGAGTATTTCTTTTCAGGTATAGGTTTTATTTCTTGTTCTTCACTTTGTATAATATACAACTCACTTTTCAGGGGGGCAAGTCTATATTCACCCCTAAATCCAGTTAGTACCATATATGCTTCTAAAGCTTCAGTTAAAGAACTATGCACTTTTGTCTTACCTTCCTCTATTTCTAGTTTCCATCTATCGCCCGGAGGTATTCTCCGAGCGATTAAGATGTTTTTTTCAACAACCTTTTTTTCCATAACTTACATCATGCCCATCATAGGGTCCATATGGTTTGATTTTTCTTCTTCTGGTTCATCTACAACTGTACATTCTGTTAAGAGAATAGTACCTGCAACTGAGGCTGCATTTTGTAAAGCTGTTCTAGTTACTTTAGTAGGATCAATGATACCTGCTTCTTTCATGTCTACACATTTTTCTTCCTTAATGTTATAGCCTAACCAAGTATTAGAAGGATCAAGTTGTAAACCTACCATTTGAGCTTCAGTTGAACTGAATCCAGCATTTACTAGAATTTGTTCAAATGGTTTACCACATGCTTTATAAACGATTTTTGCTCCTGTTGTATTAGGATACATAATTGCTTCTCTTGCATACCATAGAGCAGCTCCACCACCTGGTACAATACCTTCTTCAATAGCGGCTTTTGTTGCATGGAGTGCATCATCTACTCTATCTTTTTTCTCTCTCATTTCGGTTTCGGTAGCTCCACCTACGTGAATAATAGCTACTCCTCCGACGAACTTTGCCAACCTTTCTTGAAGTTTTTCAATTTCAAACGGGGTTTGTGCTTTGTTGATTTGTTGTTGTAATTCTTCAATACGTGCTTCAATTGATTCAGCTCTTCCTTTTCCATCGACGATCGTGGTTGTTTCTTTATCTATAGTAATTGTTCTTGCTTCTCCGAACCAGTCCCAACTGAATTTCTCAAGTTTCATTCCTTTTTCTTTAGAAAATACTTGACCTCCAGTTGTAGTGGCTATGTCTTCTAAAATTAGTTTTCTTCTATCTCCAAAGTCAGGTGCTTTAACAGCACATACTTTCATAATACCTCTCATTTTATTTACAATAAGAGTAGCTAGAGCCTCGTTGTCAATATCTTCTGCAATAATCAAAAGTGATTTGCCTTGTGAAGATACTGCCTCTAGAATAGGCAACAATTCTTTTACTTGTGTAAACTTTTGATCTGCAATCAACACTACAGCATTTTCCAAAACTGCAGTCATGTTGTTGTTGTTAGTTACAAAGTATGGAGATTTGTAACCTCTATCAAACTGCATGCCTTCTACAGTTTCAAGATATGTTTCTCCAGTTCTAGATTCTTCAATGTGAACTACTCCTTCCATACCTACTTTTTCAATTGCGGT